GTCAATTATGACGAAGTTGTTGGAGGCGACTTAGCGTCGATACCTCATCTCAGGGTATTCCCTGGGTGGAGGAAACTTCTCTAAGTCTTCCTGGGCCTGTCCGCGACCCCACAATTTAAGTGGGTTGCAGACTTGCGCATCCGAAAAATAAGCGTTAGTGCGCTCCTCGTCCTTTCGGGCGATGAGGCTCCGGACGCCTTTCCTAACGGGTATACCGCTAGGTAATTTTCGGATCCTGCGAAGGAAGGTATCTGCTGTATGGAATACAGCAGGTGCTCTCTCACCCGCAGGAGGTAAATGTCCCTGTAAGAGGAGATTGGTAGCTTTGACTGCCATAATTGCCTTAATAAAGGCATCCGCATGAACGGAAATTCCGTCTTCAAGCGGGACAGTCGAAAGCTTCCCCCCCTCATACTTAGGCAAAAATAACATCTCAACGGAGGCATCAGTCAGTGAATCCACTGTTTTGAGCATCCGATTGAGAAATAGCCTAGGGGCATTAGCACGAATCGTAGACTCCACACCCATACGGACGGTTTCGCGAAATGTCGGCCCAAATCTTGGGTTTTTCGACAATGCGAGACCGGTGCCGCGAAGGATGAGGTCTTTACGACTCGTGTGTCCCACCAGGTAACCCCACTGACGCAAACGTTTCCCCTTTAAATTGGGAAAACCTAGCGGTGGTAGGGAAATTCCCCCCCATCCGGGAGGGAAACCTAGTGGGAGTCCGGCGGAACTTGCTGCTGCCCAATCAGGAGCGAACCGTGAGGCCTTCCAGACTCTTTTTGAGAATGGGAAGCCATGAACACGGTCCACGACTGCAAGGGTGTGCAGGGGACAAGCAGCCCAGTTGACACTACCTTTTGAGCCCCCAAAGGGGCCCACAAGTGTGCTAATAGGGTTGACGCCGGCAGGATCTCCGAATCGATCAGTGATGACCTCTGTAAAGAGGCCCCAATCCTCAGATTCGTAATCCTTGGTGGAGGAAATCACGACACCTGCTTTCTCCAAATTCTGGGTAAGCAGGGCACTTTCGTCCTCGGTCGTAAGACCGAGGGCATCGTCGCCCGTGGTTCGTAACTCCCCCCACCGTTCTAGGGGAACCGACTGTTCCCAGGCCCATACATTAAGTATTGCTAGGCCTGGCCAACTTGTTGGTTCCCCCATCATGGCTCCGACAGTGGATATTGGACCGTCCTCCTGGTATGACTGGTGATATCTCATCACAAATTCCAGGAGGTCGGGACGCCACTCGGGGTCGGCTGGTGTTGGGTTTTCTTCGTAAGGCTTTTGCCAAACATAGGATCCCGCCAGTTCGACCCCTGCCCCCGTTAAGGGGGTGCGGAGCTCAGGTCTACCACCGGGTTCGTCCCAGTCAGGATGAGCAAGATTATAATCATGCTTAAACTGGGTCAAATACCCGGAAAAGCCACCCTGCCGAATAGGCAGGGGGGAGCCCTCAGACGGGTTCAGATTCCCCATGACGACCCCCTTTCGGGGGTAGTCAGGTAAGGGGTACATCTGTGGCCTTTCATCTAAGAGCACCCGTGGACCACAAATAAAATCCAGAAGCTTATATAGCCTTTGGAAAAATGTGGTCTGTGGCAGGTAGTCCCGCAACAAAGCCTTATAAATCCCCCTTTGTAATTCAAAGGGGTGAAGGTCAGTTGCGGTTGTTGCGTCAACGGAGCGGAGGAACCGCCCGCCTCCTGGCTCGCCAATGGGGTTGCGAAATGCATCCCCAGGGGTTATGCTAGGACCAATGCGTGGATCATTGGCCATAAACTGGTCAATGTATGTTCTCAATAGGTGCTGAAGAGCAACTATTGGAGCAATACCCGCAGTGGGGAGTCGGGTTTTCAAGCCCTTCTCCGGTGCAACAATGATGTAGGACATGGGGATTAATCCCTGTGCCTGCATTTTCTCGCAAACAATAAGGGAACCGGCCATTAAATATCGCCAGTCCCACTGTAATTTGCGAGTCGGTGATGAGGGTAACTCCTTATTACCTCCTCCGACACAGCCCTCTAATGTCACATTTGGAATTACCAAATCAGGAGCATCAAAGAGCTGGTTGAGTTCGGAGTGGGAGAATTGACGCCTGCCTATCTCAACAATTGAAGAGAATACAGCAGCCTTTCCTCCCAACCACCGGGGCAGCTCAGCACACGCTGCCGTTCCTATAGTGAATCCATAATGGAGTAACTTTTTAGGGCGGAAGCGGTCCAGGTATAGGTTTAACCAATCGGTGAAACCTTCCAGGTCGGCAGGGGTGCTGCACATACGAGCAAAATATTGCTCTAGTGCAGCATCACTGTCGAAACTGAGCGGCGCTGGCAAGGCGCGGCCTACCATACTGTAACGAAGCTTCTGAATATCAGAGGCTCCGTGCAGAAAGGTAAACCGATTCTCAAAAGATTCCACCCGGGAGAAAACTTCAGACCGGGCATGGCTTGCGGATTTTTTAATATCCTCAGCCAATCTTTCGGGATCAGCCATTATGGCGGAGAGGAACTCTGTCTTCCATTCGACTGTCGGGTTAAGACCCGCATAGCGGAATGCTAAGAAGACAGCGTCCCAGACCTGCGATACAAAAGAGTACCACTTGTAACGTTTGTTACAAGGGGCTTTTGGGTTTCTTTTACAGAACTCCAAAACTCCCTCTTTCCACACTTGATTGCGTAGAAGGAAATCTCTTTTGTGACCTACAGGAGCACACCCA